TTAAAGAAACTCTCTCTCAATTCCACCTCATACCCCGCAATAATAACCATCAAATTATCCTTGTTATCGCTTAATGCCTCGCATAACGTATCTATACATTCTTTGGCAAAACTATCCTTCTTCTCGGGATTTCCCAGCGCATATGCCTCATCAATGAATAAGACGCCACCAATTGCTTCTTTAATGACGTCGCGTGTTTTGATAGCAGTCTGTCCCAGATACCCCGCAATCAAATCGCTTCTTGTCACCTTTTTAAACGTGCCTTTGGACAAAATACCAATATTACTGTATATTTTACCCATCAACTTTGCGATTTCTGTTTTACCCGTTCCCGGCGGGCCGTAAATAACGGTATGTAAAAAATCCCCCGTATTATTTTTGTTTTTATGCAGGTCTTGGACGAAATATAAGATTTGGTCAACAATGTTATTCTTAATGTCCTTCATACCAATCATACAATTAATTTCTTTCAGCGGCTCCTTAATGTCGTGTAATGCCTTCATATTAATATTATATTTTATAGCAGGGTCTAATGGGTATTTATCAATCAGGTCTAAAATATCGGTGATTGTATTGACCTCCTTCTCGATATTGATTGTCTCGCGAATCTCAACCGGATTGGTCGGTGGAGCGGTTTTAGACTTGGATGGCGTCCCAATAGGAGACATGGCCTTAGACGGCATAAGTGAAGGCATAATAGACGGCATAAATGCTGGCATGAGAGGCGGTGGACCGAGAGGTTGTCTCGCAGGAGTATAAAATAAGAAATATTTGTGATCGAAAGGATCATTATAATAATTCGGGTCGACCCTATTAATATAAGCATCATCGGTTGAATTCTGTCCAGTAAACGTGGACACTGTATAATTGTTTGTGCTGAATGTTTCCTGAATTCGACTAATCAGTTTATCTATTTGCTGCTTCATGTCATCATCAGATGTTAGACCTGGAGGAGGGGTAATGTTTCCTGATAAATCCGGAACTGTAATTGGTATTTGATCAAGCGTGCTCAAAAATTTATTATATGTAACCACCCTCTTAGGATCCATTATTTGATTTTTGCGCATTCTATTTAACATTTTTTAGTATATTATATTATATAATATAATTCATTTTATATCATTTACGTCATTCAACATTTAATTCTACACACCCATGCTTATTATTCTTTTAGGGTTATTAAATTATTCCGTCGGGTTTTAACATCAGTTGTGTATCTAATGTTCCTTCGGATTTTAATGTCAACTGTGTATTTAATATTCCTTCATAATTGCTTGTTGCTAAATTGTGTGCATATACATTGTCATAATTTATTTCATATACGCTCGACTCACTGTAATTGTCAATTGACAATAGTATAAATCTTAATCCGTGCGATATTGGATTTGTTGATAAATAATTTTTATATTCCCTGACACTGTTAAACTCATGTAACATTGAACCTGGAATAATTTTTGCCCAATTTATTTTGGGAACCCTATTTGTATTCATAAAATTATAAGGTATCTCTGTATTATCATCTGGTATATATCCGTGCATAGTATATCCAGCAACTACGGCCGAATAATAATTATCTATAAATATATTTATTGTCATTGGAATATCATTTCCGGCTTCTTGACTCGCGATTAAATATAATATTATATTCGAGGAAAAGAGAGCGCCACCATCTCCTTCAAATACCCACACGGGGGTTCGTTGTGCCAACCACATTCCATACCCGTCTGCTATGCCCACTCCAATAGATGCCCACGTTGTTGGCGAATTCCACTTATTACACGGTATTATATCAAAATATTTACCTGCGGCGTACCAATGGTTTCCAACACCAGTTGTCACGCCTACAGTACTATTCACGCTAGGATTAAAAGCATACACCTGTGAAGCCGCATAACAATATTCTTCTAATTTACTTTTTCTAGGCAACGGAACATATAATTGAGTATTCGCAATGTTCAGTTGATCCCTCCATGCGTCTGTTGTTTGCAGTACTAAACCGTCTAATATATTTTCAATGTTAGATACTATAAATGATTCTGTGCTGTTGATATCAACCGTATCCTTACTAATAGCTAAACAACCTATATACATCTTTTTGTTAAAAATGCCACTTGAAAACTTATTTTCATAAAATGTGGACGAATTTGTCGTTCCACCCGATGTATTACCTATTATTAATATATGCGTCGCGTGGTATGCTGCATAATTAGCAGAATGATTGCCTAGTGTACCAATTCTACCGCAAGCAATTCCGCCGCTCATTGTACACCTTCCTTTCCACGTAGTTACATATGGCAAATTATTTTTGGTTATAAAATCGTTAACCTTATTTTCATATACAAAATTTCCCTTTCCGAGTATTATTAATAATTTACTATTGTTAGGAATTATGTTTTGTAATTGGTTCTGTATATCATTTATGTAATCCTTTGTATCTACTATCATACTCGTATGATGTATATATGCCGGCACCACAGTCTCTATTGAGTTTTCTATTGACAATATAACGCCAGTGTTTAAATTTTTGGCTATTTCATATGCGATAGTTAATTTTTTTAAAATTGTTGACGGGTCGTCAACGCTAATTATATATTTTGATATTCCAGATAACTCATTTACAGCAATTGATTGAAAATCATTTTCACTTGTATTTTTGTTGTGTCCTGTAATTAATAATAATGGGTTGCTTTCTTGAACCGCATTTTTTACAGCCGATAACGCAGTTGTTAATCCTGGACCACTGGTCGCAAATAGTATTCCTGCGCTATTTGTGTATTGACCGTATGTTTGCGCAAGAAACCCATTCGTTAATTCATTACCTACATTATTCCATGATATCGTTTCTGGAATTTTATGTAGCATGTTGGTAATAGATCCACCCGGTAAACCAAATACTGTAGTTATTCCTTGTTCGGTTAAATAAGTCCACATTAATTCTGATACATTAAACCCGTTGGTATTAGTTAATGTCCTAGGTGAAGTAAACATTTTAGATAAATTATCATCCGGTAAAAAATACGCATCTAACATACTAAATATAGTCGCAGCAGTTACTGTAATTATAATAATTGTCTCCAATTTTAAGGACTTTTTTAAAATAACGTGAGCAACCAACCCAACTAATAAACCAGAAGCAATATATTTTATAATTTTTGTTACTGAGTCGCCAACGTTTAATATACGAAGCATTATATACTAACTAGTTAGAAAAATATCCACACTTCTTCGCCAAAGTTGCGGAGTAAAATTGGCGAATCGTATTGCAAATGCGATAATTAATAAATGTGTAATAAGCGAACAATATTCACAGCATATATGTATATTAATAAAACTATTTAAAAATAAATTGAGATATAAAATAGCCGGAAAATGATATCACATAATAAAGCGAACATGAGTGCCAATAGCGAAAATTTATTTGATATCGAAAATGATCAATACATCGAAACTCCCTGGAGTATTATTGAATCATATTTCAAAGGCCAACACCTAGAAAGATTTGTGCGACACCAATTGGAATCGTATAATAATTTCGTGGGGTTTCAAATTACAAAAACAATCGAAATGTTCAATCCTGTTCATATTGCGTCTGATCAGGATTACGACCCGGTGTCTAAAAAACACTCCCTAGAAATGTTCATCACGTTCGAAAATTTCCACATTTATCGTCCTCAAATTCATGAAAACAACGGAGCCATTAAATTAATGTTCCCCCAAGAAGCGCGTTTGCGGAATTTTACATATGCGTCGGCCACAACCGTCGATCTTAACATAAAGTATATTGTTCGCACCGGACCAAATCTAGAAAACGCACAAACATTCTATAAAACTATCCCAAAAATCCACATCGGCAAACTACCCATTATGTTAAAGTCGAATATTTGTGTATTAAACCAATATAAACATTTTGAAAATACTCAGACAGGCGAATGCAAATATGATGCCGGAGGCTATTTTATCATTAACGGATCTGAAAAGACGGTATTGGGTCAGGAGCGCGCCGCAGAAAATCGCGTATATTGCTTCAATATTAACAAGAATGACACCAAGTATACGTGGAAGGCGGAAATCAAGTCCGTCCCCGACTTTAAGTGTATTTCGCCCAAGCAAATTAATATGATGATTTCGTCAAAGAATAACGGATTCGGAAATGCGATTTGCGTTGAATTGCCCCGCGTCAAACAGCCAATCCCACTGTTCGTTGTCTTCAGAGCACTCGGCATCGTTTCTGACAAGGATATCTGCGAGAAAATTTTGTTGAATCTTGCCGACGAAAAAAATAAACCAATGCTAGAAGCTCTTCAGGCATCGGTTATTGAAGCAAATGCGTATCTGACTCAAGAAGAGTGCGTCAAGTATATTACCAGTTTCGCAATGTATACTCCAATTAATATGGACAAGGAAACCGGCGCTATTAAGAAACGCGAGTTCGCCCTAGAAATATTAAATAGCGACCTGTTCCCCCACTGCCATAACATGGAGCAAAAAATCTATTTCCTCGGATACATGACGAATAAATTGCTGCTCGCCTCCTTCGATATCATTAAACAAGATGACCGTGATTCTTACCTGAATAAGCGCGTTGATTTAACCGGATCTCTGCTGAACAATCTTTACAGAAACTACTTTAACAAATTAGTAAAGGATATGGAAAAGCAGATTATTCGAGAAATCAACACCGGCTCTTGGAAATCAACCGATGATTATGAAAATATTATTAACCCGACAAATATTTATAAAATTATCAAATCCACCACCATTGAAAATGGATTGAAGCGCGCTCTTTCCACTGGCGATTTCGGAATTAAGCACACAAACTCCAACAAGGTAGGAGTTGCGCAAGTCCTGAACAGATTGAATTACGTGTCTAGTTTGAGTCATGCGCGACGAATTTCCACGCCATCCGATAAAAGCGGCAAACTAATTCCTCCGCGTAAGCTACACAACACCTGCTGGGGATTTCTATGCCCAGCCGAAACTCCAGAGGGTCAGTCTGTAGGTATTGTAAAGAACCTCAGTTATATGACACATATTACGATCCATTCCAACTCGCTATCCCTCTATGAATATGTTATGCCAAATATTATTCATATCGACAGCGATAAGCTAAGCTGTGTAGATATGTATGAAAAGGTTAAGGTCTTTGTGAATGGCGCATGGGTCGGCATTACGGATTCGCCTCAAGAATTATACTTGATGTTGAAGGATAAGAAGCACAAGGGCATCATCAATATTTACACGTCCATCGTGTTTGATTACAAGATGCGTGAAATACGCGTTTGTAACGACAGTGGAAGACTTACACGCCCGCTTCTACGAGTAAAGGACAAGACTCTATTGATAAATAATGATATTATCGACAAGTTAAACAAATCCGAGCTAGTGTGGGACGATTTATTGACCAGTTCCCGGTTGAGTAGTGCGGTTATTGAATATGTCGACCCCGAAGAACAGTCTTGGGGATTAATCGCAACGAAACCTGCGAATCTTGTTGCCAAGACGGATACTATCACACGATATACGCATTGCGAAATTCATCCTAGCACAATCTTCGGTGTGTTAGCATCATGTATCCCATTCCCCGAACACAATCAATCACCGAGAAACACTTACCAGTGTGCTCAAGGTAAGCAGGCAATGGGTGTTTATGTGACAAATTACGAAAATAGAATGGACAAGACCGCCTATGTTCTCAACTATCCAATGCGCCCGCTTGTAGACACTCGAATTATGAACTTGATTCAATTAAATAAAATCCCTTCTGGAACCCAAGTAGTCGTAGCGATTATGACTCACACTGGTTACAATCAAGAGGATTCCTTGCTAATCAATAAGGGATCTATTGACCGCGGAATGGCATTGGTAACCGTTTATCATACCGAAAAGGACGAAGATAAGCAAAAAATTAACGGCGACGAAGAAATCCGCTGTAAGCCAGATTCGACGAAAACAAAGGGGATGAAGATGGGTAATTATAACAAGGTGAATTCTAAGGGAGTTATTCCAGAAAATACATTGGTAGAAAACCGCGACATTATTATTGCGAAAGTGACACCCATTAAGGAAAATCGCAATGATCACACCAAGGTTATCAAGTATGACGACCAGAGTAAGATCTATAAGACGGTCGAAGAGACGTATATCGATAAGAATTATATTGACCGAAATGGCGAGGGTTATACATTCGCAAAGGTAAGAATTCGCGCGACCAGAAAGCCTGTTATTGGCGATAAATTTAGCTCGAGACACGGGCAAAAAGGAACGGTCGGAAATATTATACCCGAGTGTGACATGCCATTTACGAGCACCGGCATTAGACCAGACATTATTATTAACCCACATGCGATTCCTTCTCGTATGACAATTGGACAGTTAAAAGAGACTGTTCTCGGAAAGGTATTGATCGAACTTGGTCTGTTTGGTGACGGAACCGCATTTGGCGAGTTTGATGTGAAGGATATTTGTAGTGAGCTTATTAAGCTCGGCTATGAGGCAAACGGAAATGAATTGCTATATAATGGCCTCACGGGAGAGCAGCACGAGTGTAGCGTGTTTATGGGACCAGTGTTTTACCAGCGTCTTAAGCACATGGTTAATGACAAGGCTCATAGTCGCTCGATTGGTCCAATGGTTAATCTTACGCGCCAACCCGCAGAAGGTAGAAGCCGCGATGGTGGGCTGAGATTTGGAGAGATGGAGAGGGATTGTATGGTATCGCACGGTGCGGCCAGATTTACGAGAGGTAGATTGTATGATGCGTCTGATAAATATTCGGTGCATATTTGTAAAAAGTGCGGGCTAATCGCGTCTTATAACGAAAAAATGCATATTCATCATTGTCGAACATGTGATAACAGGACAGACTTCTCCTATGTAGAAATTCCGTATGCTTGTAAATTATTGTTCCAGGAATTAAATACAATGAATATCGCACCACGACTTATGACGGACCACTAAGAAAAATGTTAAGAAATGTGATGGAATTGATATTACATAAATAATAAATCTTGCTTATCAAGAGAATAATTATTTTTTTGTAAATTTTTTTGTTTAGTAATATTATAATGAGCACTCCGAAGATCCCAGATGGTCATCCCTCGTTTGACAAGCTTACGCTTACAAACACCACACTTTCAGGAAATACTATATTTCCCGCTGGCTCAAAAATTCAGATTGGCGCATCTGGAACCGGCACAATCGCCACTAAAGGATTTGTTAAAGGACAAATCGACGCACTTGTGGCCAATGCGCCCAAGACACTAGACACGTTGAAGGAATTAGCTACGTCTCTTGGAGATTTACCGAATTTGAAGGGCTATGTGGATGGCGCGCTAGCTTTGAAGGCGGATAAAAACAACACACAAATAAATGGTCTTAACTTTTCAATAGCAGGCGATGTTACTCATGCTGGAGCATATTCTCAAACGTTAAGAGCAACAGCTGCTACAGATGTAACCCTACCTACATCAGGAGTCTTGGCTACTTTGGCTGGAGCAGAAACCTTATCTAACAAGACATTAACCGCTCCAAAAATAGTGAATGATGGCTATATTGCTGATGCGAATGGTAACGAATTAGTTGTGTTTGGACAAACCGCGAACGCTGTAAATGAAATTAAGATTTCAAATGCGGTGGCTAATTTTGGACCA